AATGCTAAATTCCTTACAGCATCAGGATCGGGTAAAAAGTTGTCAATTACCATTAAATTAAGATCCATGCATTTCTCCTATTATTCTAGTAGTAGAATAATTTCCTACTGTAGGAAAAATATGTACAGGTGCTATATCGTGTCCTACAACTTCTTCTACTGTATAATCTCCGCCTTTTACAATTAAGTCTGGCTGTATTTCTTTAATTAATTCGTATGGCGTATCTTCAGCAAATGTACGCACTTCGTCTATCCAAGGTAAAACTTCTAATTGTGCAACCCGTGTTGCAACATCATTAATAGGACGTTCACTTCCTTTTAATCTTTGCACACTGGCATCTGTGTTTACAGCAACTATAAGTTTGTTTCCTAAACTACGAGCTTCTTTGAGTAATTCTAAATGTCCTTTGTGAAGTATATCAAATACTCCGTTTGTAAAAACTACACCTTTGTTAATGTCATTGTGTGTTACAACATGCACACCTCTATGTTCAACAGATCTAGCAGCAGCATAGCAGGCTTGTTTTGCTGCATAAAACACATCTTTTCCCTGCTCAATATAATAAGCAATAACTGCTAAAACAGTGTCACCTGCACCAGTAACATCTGCTACTTCTTTTGCTGGCTCTACAAAATGTTTATATATTCCGCTAGTATGTATTACATGAATGCCGTTTGCACCGTCAGTTACAACTAGCCAATCCCAGTTATAATCTTTCATTTTAAGAAGTGCTATTTCTTTTCTAAAAGTCCCAAACCATCCTTCGTATTCAGCCATATTTGGTTTTACCAAATATGCTCCTCTATAATAGCCTGGATCTTGTTTTGGATCAACTAATACACGACACCCTTTTGATATGATTTTTGCTACAGTATTATTACGAACTGTACCTTTTGCATAATCACTAATACATATCAAGTCTGATTTTTCTAAACTATTTTCTAATCTTTCAAACGCTGCTGAACCTGTGTATGTTGTTTCTCTATCCCAACGTGCAATATGTTGCCCACCTTGTCCAACTAATCTATTTTTGGCTGTAGTTACTGTACTATCAAAAGTAATATTTGATTCTAATTTTTCTTGTTCGCCTAGTATTTCGATAAGCTCAAAACCTTCTTTGTCATCGCCAACGCTACCATATACTCCGACAGTACCGTTTAGACTGGCTATATTTACTGCAAGATTTGCAGCACCCCCAGGACGTTTTTCTTGAGATTTTTCTAATAAAATAGGTACTGGTGCTTCTGGACTAATGCGCCCTGCATTGCCCAATATCCACCGATCTAACATTAAGTCGCCATAAACTTTAATCATTCTATATTATACTACAGATCAACAACTTAGTCAAGAAGATTTATAGTTTGGAATACAGTTTCTAGTTTTGATAAATTTATTTTACTTTGTAGAGTATTTCGCAAACCGTGGTGCAATGGTTTGGGCCATTTTGTAAATGAACACCAAGCATAACCGTCGTGTTCTCTATTAAGTTTAGGTATAAATTCTTCTTCTATAATACAAAGATATGTATGGAACATAAACTTTGTATCGTTTGATACAAAACTTTCAAGAGGGAGTGTTTTTTTGATTTCAGGTAAAAACCCAATTTCTTCTTTTATTTCTCGCTGAAGTCCTTCCCAAGGAGTTTCTCCTTCTTCGTTACCTCCACCAACAAGTCCCCACATATTGTGTTTCTTGCCACCAATGCGATGAAGAAATAAAAATCTATTAGTTTTTAGAGTGTAGAATAATGCACCACTACAAATGATCTTGTCCATACTAATAATTAGCCGGCAAGTTCAACCCTCCATGTGCCAACTGGATAATCACCATCTATGGATTTTAACCATTCTCCGTTGTCAAATCTATATTGTGTTTGTGTATTAAGATTTGTTGTATATGTAGTTTCAGTGGATTCGCTTGCATCAAATACAATGACCCATTTGTTGCCATCCCATTCGACTATATCATTTGCTTTTGCAACAAGACCTGTACCGTCATTGTTAGACCATGCTGCGGAAACAACAGTTTCACCTTCCTTGCCAACATCTTCTAAGAGTAACAAGCGTAATCCGCTGTTTAATATATTCAAAGGATTAAATGTTGTAGGATCAATTATATAGTCAATGCTTGTACGTCCATCAATAATAGTATCACTTGGGAAAGTGTCTTCATCAAAATCAATTAATATTTTCGAGTCATCGCTAGGGTAAACTGCAAATGTTCCTGTTACTGTAACATCGGTATCAAGATTAGTTAAGAATATACGACTTACTCCGGCACCATACATTCCTGGCAATGCCTCAAATATATCATCCCACGGTTTGCCACCTATTCTACCATTCGCATACAGTTGTGCAACACCGTTTTCTAAATACAAACCGTAAGTATTGTAGTTGACATTGGCCATTTCTTGTGCAAGTATTGTGGTTGCTTTTCTGCCAAACGGTGAGTCCGTAGCACTTGCTCTTGCAACGTCATCAAATTGATTAAGTTCTGGTACACTTACCCCATCTTCAATAGTTCCTCTAGTTTCGTCAAACATACTAGTAATAATATTTGTAACAACACCCATTTTCTTAACCTTAACTGGCGGACTAATATAAATGGGTACGCTAAAAGTTAATGTAGCAATATCAATTTCACTGTCAACTCCTACAGGTATACTGCGGTTAGACCAGTTAACATTTTCAAGATTCACTACAGTAATTGCTGTCCAATCTACAAAGTTTTCACTTTTTTGCATTTCTAAACTTGGATTAAACAATACAAGAATTTGTTCAAGTATTTGTAATTTTTGATCTGTGTTACTTGCCCATATATCTGCATTAAGACGCATCAAGTACGGCGTCGGCATTAAACGTTCAACAGTATAATTTTTACCTTGGTAATTTAAATATTCACCTGTATCTTCATCGTATGCACGTTCTCTAATATTTGACTTTTTAATAAATGTCGGATCTAACAGTCTTTGCTTATCTAATTCTAGTCCAGTAATATAAACTGAAATACGAGGAGCACTTGGAAGTTTATTTTCCGAATTTTCTCTTATAATATTTGCAACCTGTCTTGTTAAGTCGCCATAGGTTACAGGAACATCTTTTAAGTTACCCTTGCCATCTTTTACAGGAAAGTTACTTAATATACGCATCATTTGCGTAGTATATCTTCTTATTTGTCCGTCGTAAAAATGTAACATTAATTATCTGCCCTTGGTTTAAGTGCGTTAGTAAGACTTTGTCTTTCTTCAACAACTTCTCCATTAATGGTATTAGTGTTAGTGTTATTGATAAACTGTGTTTTATAAGTTTGACGTTCTAGAGTATTACTTAGATCCATACGTATATCATCATTAATTTTAATCCAACGATCTCCGTCATATTTAAACATTCTATTAGGAAAGAAATCTGTTCTCAAAAAGTAATCTCCGTCTTGTTTATTTCTTGGAAATTCTATTCCAAAACCAAAAGGTGCGCCGTTTGGTGTAGTAGCGGACACATTTACAAGGTATCCGGAATACCCTTCTCTATCTGGACGATCTGAAATTTCGTCTGCACTAATGGTAAGTCCGCTTGCATCTAAATCAGTTGCGTCAGCAGTGCGTAGAGCAACGGTTCCGTCATCGTTTGTTGCAACAGTATAATAATGATTAATATCAAATCCTGATTTTGGTGCATCAACTTCTGCTTGCGTTACAACAGCATTGTTAATTTGCATTTCTTTTTCATAGGTAGACAACACATCACGCAATGTTTGATCACTGCCTTCTTGCGCAGGTAAGTCTAATATTTCTGCGTATTCTTGACCGTCGTAAATTTGTTTTAATTTTAATCTGTATAAATGCGGATACCAAGTATGACTAAATCCTTCTGCTGCACGATTAACATCTTCAACTACATAAAAACGTTTTAGTGCCATGCTATAATCGTTTAGCGCATATTCGTCTTTCAAGTGCGGTAATTCTAACACATCGCCTGGCATAATCTTTCTGCCAAGTGTCTTAACCGAACTATTAATATGTACTGTCATAAACAGTGTATCATTACTTAAAAACAATCCAAACTGGCTTAGATCAAAATCAATATCTTGTACATTGTATATTGCTCGCATTGAGTAGATGTCTGTGTCATACTTACGATCTCTATTTTCTAAAAACAGTAAATCTTGTATGTTTGTTTCTTTGACAACATCGTACTCTGGTTGTGTAGCACTGCGGTCGTCATCACTTGGAGCATTAGGCCCCAAATATTTGTAAACGTTTATGTCAGTTCCGCCAACAGTAAACATTTCCTGTATTTGTCTATCCAGGAAGTAGTAATCATTGCCGCGTTCTGGTTTATATAATGATAGTCTTGGCATATACATATTTATCGCGACGATAAATACTATTGGAGAACTTCATATGGCAGATTTAGCAACACAAA